AGCGCCGGCGGCACGACGGCCGCACCCGTGGCGTTTTCGTGGAATTTCGGCTCGGGCACGCAGGGCAGCGATGGCGCCAGCGGGGTTGGCTCGGCGGCGCTTATGGGTGTGGACGTGGCACCGAGGCTGGGCATGTATGCCCTGCGCGGGCAGAGGTGCAGCATCGCGTTGCTGGCCGATGCTGATGACACCACGCAATATACCACCCAGTCGGAATTCGGGCTGTCCGAAGGCATCTACATGATCCTGACGGGGCCTGCGGGCGATACCATCGCCAACGCGGTGGCCACCAAGGCCTCGGCGGGGCTGGACGATTATTCCGCCAAGCTGATGTTCGGCGACTGGCTGTGGTGGAACGACCAGGTGAACCAGACGGTGCGGCTGGTCAGCCCGCAGGGGTTCGTGGCGGGGCGGCTGGCGAATTTGTCGCCGGAGCAGTCCAGCCTGAACAAGCCGCTGTACAGCGTGGTCGGCAGCCAGAAATCCGGCAGCCCGGGCACCGCGCAGATCGCGACCTACTCCACCGCGGAGTTGGCGGTGCTGCTGGGGGCGGGGATCGACGTGGTGAGCAACCCGCAGCCGGGCGGCAGCTTCTGGGGGGTGCGGGGCGGGCATAACGCCAGTTCCAACAGCGGCACCAACGGGGACAACTATACGCGGCTGACCAATTATATCGCAGCCACCTTGTCGGCCGGGATGGGCGTTTATGTCGGCCAGGTGGTGAATGCCGGTTTGTTCCGGCGCATCCGGGCCACACAGCTGAGCTTCCTGCAGAACATGCTGACGCAGGGGTTGCTGGGGAGCACCGACGGGTCGTTGCCGTATAGCGTGATCTGCGACGCCAGCAACAATCCGCCGTCGCGCACCGGGCTCGGCTACGTGCAGTCCGACGCTCAGGTGCAGTACCAGGCGATCAACGAGAAATTCATTGTCAACATCGAAGGCGGGCAGACGGTGCAGGTGCAGGTGCAGACCCTGCCCGGCGCCACTGGCCCGCTTTCGGCGTAAGGAGACGAGCCAATGGTCAGCAATGTTTTCTCGGTTGGGCGCGATTGCCAGCTGGTGGTGATGGGCCCCTATGGCCGGGTGGATTTGACGCATGTGACCGGCTTCGAGAGCCGGCAGATGACGGCCCCGGTGCGCATCGACCGCATCGACGGCGCCCAACTGGCAGCGGAGTTGCCGAAGGGGTGGGACGGTTTCTTCGACCTGGAGCGCGGCAGTTCGGTGGCGGACGACTTCATCGCCACGATCGAGGCGGCGTTCTTCAACGGCAGCGCGATCCCGTCCGGCACGTTGTACCAGTACGTTGCCGAGGCGGACGGCACCACCAGCACGTACCAGTATGATGGGGTGGTGTTCAAGTTCGCGCAGGCGGGCACCTGGCGGGGCGACCAGAGCGTGAGGCAGCGGCTGGAGTTCTTCGCCAGCACGCGGCGGCGGATCTGACGATGTCGCCGGGTGAGCGGTTGGTGGCGGCCGCGACTTCCGTGCCCGACGCGGTGGACCGGCAGGGCCGCCGGCTGGGACTGCGGCGGCTGACGGCGCTGGACAAGCTGCGGCTTTTCAAGGCGGCCGGGCCAGTGCTGGCGCAGAATCCGTCCTGGCTCGGGATGGCCGTGCTCGCCTGTTCGGTGACCAGCATCGACGACGTGCCGCTGCCGGCGCCGGCGAGCGAAAGCCAGATCGAGGCGGTGGTGCAACGGCTGGGCGACGACGGGATCGCCGCGGTGGGGGCCGCGCTGTCCGATGACGCGGCGGTGTCGGACGGGAATCTGGCAAAAAACTGAGCCGGCACCCCGATCTGGTCGATTGCCTGTATCTGTGCCGGAACGGGGTGCCATTCGACGTGGCGTTCAGCTTGCCGCCGGATGAGCGGCTGGCCTGGGTGGTGGCGCTGGGAACACTGGATGGGCGGGTGTTCGATTTCGATACGATGAGCTGGAAGGACGTGACATGAAACGGTCCCTGGCGGCGTGCCTGCCGGACGACGGCGCGGTGGCGGAGGCGGCCCTGGCGGCGCTGCGCGCGCAGGCGCGGGCGGTGGGCGAGGCCTGGCGGGCGGCGGCACCGGAGGACCGGGTTGTCGTGCGGCAGATGTCCGACGGTGCCGCGGTCGCGGCGACTGTGGCGGCCGCGGCGGCGCGGGAATACGGCGTGCCGGGCGTGCGGCCGCGGCCCGTGCTGGCGCCGTTGCTGGACCGGATGGCCCCGGAGATCGGCCGCGCAGTGAGCGAGGCATTGCGCCAGGCGCTGGGGGGGCGGTGATGGAGGAGGCCCTGGCGGTTGGCGTGCGGCTGGTGCTGGATGACGGTGTGTCCGCCGGGATCGCTTCGATGCGGCGGGAACTCGCCGCGATGGACCGGGCAATGGCGGCGACCTCCGCCGGGGCGGCGCAGGTCCGGCTGATGTCGGACGGGGTGGAGCGCTCGGTGGCGGCCGGGCTGCGGGCGGCGCGGCAGGGAGCATCGTTGCTGGGACATGCGGCGCCGACGGCGGTGCCGGCCGAGCCGGCGACGCCGGTGGGAACGGCGCCGGTGGGAACGCCGCCAGTGGGAACGACGCCGGGGCGGGCCGAATGGCCGAAGCCGGAGACCGTTCGAGCACCGGAGCCGACGCGCGACGAACGGATGGCGCCGGTGGTGCGGATTTTCGTGCCGGCCGAGGAGCCGGTGCGCCCCGAGGCGCCAGTGCGGACGGAACCGCGGGGGGTTGGGGCGATTGCGCCGGAGCGTCCGTTGGCGATCGTTCCGCCGGTGCCGGCCGCCGCCATGGTCGCACCGATGGTCCCGGCCGTGCCGGTGGCAGCCGGGTTGGCGCCCTCGCGCGGCGCCGTGGCGGAGGCCGAGCGGCCGGTGGCGCGGGCGGATGGGTTCGCGCCCGTGGCGCCACGGGTGAGCGTGTCCGCGGTGATGAACTTGCCGGCGGCGAGCGAAACGATGGCGCCGGTGGTGCCGGCGCTCCCGCGGGCCGCACCGCCCGATGCGCTGCCCGGCGTGATGGCGCCGGCGAGCGCGGTGGCGCCGGCTTCCGTTTCGGCCTCGGCGCCCGGCGGATCGCCGCCGGGTGTCGCCATACCGGAGCGCAAGCCGGATGGCGGGCCTAACCAGGGCGATGTGTTCCTGGATGGAACGCGCGTCGGGCGTTGGATGAGCGACTACCTGGCGCGCGAGGCCGGGCGGCCGCAGGGCGGCAGCACCGGGTTCGATCCGCGCATGAGCCCGGGCTGGCCCGGCACGCTGCAGGGGGTGTGAGCGATGGCCAATTACCTGGTGCTGGGGCCGTTGCTGCTGCAGGATTTTGAGGTTCCCGAACGGATCAGCTGGGGTGGGGCGCAGCGCCTGGCGGTGCATCGGCTGCCGGGTGGCGCGCGGGTTATCGACGCCATGGGGCGGGACGATGCGCAGATCGCCTGGACCGGTATCTTCTCGGGCGCGGATGGCGGCGCGCGGGCGCGACTGGTGGATCTGATGCGGGCGGACGGCTCGGTCTGGCCGCTGACCTGGGACAATTTCTTCTACTCCGTGGTGATCGCGGAGTTCCGGGCGGACTACGAGCGGGCCAACTGGATACCGTACCGCATCGTCTGCACGGTGCTGCGCGACGAGGCGGAGGCGCTGTTGGAGGCGTCCGTTTCGCTGGCGGCGAATGTACTTGGCGATCTGGCGGCGGCCGTCGGTGCGGGGACGGGCGTCGATCTGTCGGGCGCGCTGGCGGCGGCGGGGCAACCGGGGGCGGCGACGCTGGGGAGCGCGAATTACGGCGCGGCGCTCCGCAGCGTGAATGGCACGGCCGCGCAGCTCTCGGCGGCGGTGGCGGCGGCGGATCAGCAGATGACGGCGCTGAGCCTAAGTGGGTCGGCCGGGCTGGTGCAGGCGGCCACGGTGGCCGGGCACCTGGCCGGGCTGGCGCAGGCGACGGGATATGTGCAACGCGCGGCGATCAACCTGGCCAATGCCAGCACCTGATTGACGCGAGATGATCGGAGGGGCGGATGCGTAGCATCACGGTGGCGGGCGGGAATTTGTTCCAGATCGCGGCGGCGCAGCTGGGCGACGCGACACAGTGGATCCGCATCGCCCAGCTCAACAACCTGACCGACCCGATGCTGCAGGGGGTGGTGACGTTGCTGCTGCCGGCGCGCGACGCGAATGCCGGTGGCGGAGTGGCGGCGCAATAATGGGGACGCGGCGATGAGCGGGACGTTCAGCGACATTGCCGTGCCGGGCGTGTTGCCGCCGGTGGCGCTGCGCCAGCCGCGGCTGCTGGTGCTGGCCAATGGCAGCCCGTTGGTGGGCGCGATCGATGCGGAGGTGATCAACAGCAGCCACTATGCCGCCGACCGGTTCTGCGTGACGCTGTCGATCGGCGTCGATCCCGGGGCGTTCGCGACGCTGTCGGCGCTGACGACGATCCGGGTGGAGGTGCAGGTGTCGCTGGATGGTGGCGCCAGCTTCGCCAGCCTGATCCTGGGCAATGCGGACTGCCTGGAGATCGATCCGTTGCGCGGGACCTGGCGGATGTCGGGGCGGGATTTGTCGGCCGGGTTGATCGAGGCGCGCACGCAGGAGACCTTCGCCAACCAGACGTCCAGCGAGATCGCCACCACGCTGGCCGGGCGGCATGGGCTGCAGGCTGATGTACAGACGACGACGACGGTGGTCGGCCGCTACTGGCAGCTGGAGCACGACCGGATCGTGCTCAACCGGTTCGCCAGCGTGACGACGGAATGGGACCTGCTGGTGCTGCTGGCGGGGCTGGAGGGATTCGATGCCTGGGTGACCGGCACGACATTGCATTTCCGTGCGCCGGTGGCCACGCCGGCGCCGGAGGCGGTGCTGCGCGCGGCGGCGACGCCGGATGGGCCGGCCAATGTGACGGGGCTGCGGCTGGAACGGGCGCTGAACCTGGCGCAGGACATCCAG